GACCAGTCACGACGAGCCGCAGCTAATCTTCAGAGTGACCACGGGTGATCATCAAAACGTATGACAATATCAAAGAGGCTTGGGAGGGGATCTACTTCTCATTCCTCGATGACGTTCCTGGAACGATTGACAACTTTAACAGGAACATCATTCACTCTCATAATAATCACATCATGGTCAAGCATGGAGTCATGGACTTCGACCTTGGTGAGATTGGTTTGACTCAAACTAAGTGGACGAAGTTCACTGGACAGTACGTGGATGTTGAGAGTCTCCACGCCTGGGTGAACAACGCTATGAACGTGAAAACCTATGACGCACTCTGGCAATTCAAATCAGTTCCACCTAATTTCTCTGGGCAGAAAGCGGTGCACCAGTGGGGGTCGTGTCTGCTGGGATTTAGTTTTCGAAGACAGCCGAAGCCATCTACGCTTACATTTTTCACTCGTGCTCAATCCATTGGGTTCAGTGGCGTCGCCGACTATGCTCTTTGTAGCTTCGTCATTGGAAAGCTTGCTGAACGTATGGGGGTGGACCCTAGCTCGATCCGCCTTCAAATCTACTGTCCCAATTTCATCCTCAAGACAGTTGAAACTGTTCATTTCCTCCATCAGAGAGGTCTTCTCGAGGAATATACCGGGCGTGGAGATCGTATCGGTAACTCCATCCAGTACTACATCGATTACATGAATCGTCCGGAAGAAGAGATCAAGTGGCGAGCGGCTCGTAGGATGAAGAAGAAGTTCGAGAATTCTCAGAACGACATCTTCCGCCCGCTCCCTGTGGCTGGGTTGACAATCAAGGGCTGGCACTCAGAGATGAGGCAGAACCGACGGCTGTCAGCACGAGATAGCGCACGACTAGTTCTCTCTGGAGTAGGACGACGAGGTTCACCTATAGTGGAGATAGATGACGATGGCGACGGAAGAACAGGTCCAGTCAGTGATGCAAAATCGACAAGTCCAATTCTACTCGTGGATTGACGAGAAAGAGAAGGCTTGGTGGATGGCAACCACTCTAGAGTTTGATTCACTGATTGAATCTGGTAGACAGCCCACAGCTGAGGGGGCACTGAGTGCGTTGATCAGAGAATTGACTAAATGATAGCTTACGCCGGTAGCTTTATTGACATACACAGGTTACTTACTCAAGATCTAGCTGAGGCACCGGACGTTCATGTGGGAGAATGGCAAGCCATCCAGGCCAACATCCCACAGGCTGAGACGATAGAGGTTGAGGATGTTTCATTCCAAGTGCCTCTCGTTATCTCACCAGAAATCTGGGCTGAGTGGGTACAACCTAATCTTCCATGGGCTGAGGAGCATTTCCAAGAACGAGTCAGCGGAGTTCCATTTAATCCACCGCCGTCTCACGTCAGATGGCCCTACGCTCAGAAGAACAACGCAGAACACGTAAACCTAGGCGGACAGTTCTCACATACTTATCCTGAGAGATTCTGGCCAAAGTGGGTTGTTGCTAAGTACAATACTCCTAGCTCTGGAGCCTACTTAGCTCAGAATAAAGGACTACGCTATGCTCTTGGAGACTTGGAGGATGTCGTTAGACTTCTCAAGGAACGTCCAGGAACTCGACAAGCCTACCTTCCAGTTTGGTTCCCAGAGGATACAGGAGCTATTGATGGGCAGAGAGTTCCCTGCACCTTGGGTTACCACTTTCTTATCCGCGAGAACAAGCTCAAGATTGTCTATTACATTAGGTCCTGTGACTTCTACCGACACTTCAGGGATGATGTTTACATGGCGGGTAGGCTTGCCCAATGGGTCGCTGGATCTATTCCTGGAGTAGAGCCAGATCGACTGGTAATGCATATCTCATCATTGCATATCTTCGCAGCAGAGAGAGGAAGGATTGAGGCGGATGCTCGAAGTTATCAAGAGGCCTAGCAGAGATGAGTGGCTCATCCGGATTGCGGTTATCACGTCGGCTCGCGGAACTTGCCTTAGGGCCGCAGTTGGATGTGTCATCTCTAGAGATGGTCGCATCATATCGACGGGATATGTGGGATCGCCTCGGGGTCTACCACATTGCACAGATGTCGGGTGTGATACATCTGAGCATTCTGGTTGTATTCGGACCGTTCACGCTGAGGCTAACGCCATTGCCTTCGCAGCTAGAAATGGTATCGCGACTGAAGGAGCTGAGCTCCATTGCACCCACAGTCCCTGTGGAAGTTGTGCAAAGCTCATCGTTAATAGTGGTATCGTTCGAGTGGTCTATGATACAGAATACCGAGATACTAATCCCCTTGGGCTTCTCGCAGTCGCCGGTGTAGAAGCTGTACACCACGTCCCACAGAGCTGGGAACAGAGTCCAACTATTGAAGAGATGACACATGACCCTCAATCCTGAGGCTAGAGAGAAAGTCTGGCTGCCAGTTCGAAATGAAAACTGCACGCTCTGCCCTCTACACGAGAACGCCCAATCAGTATGCCTCCTGGGTGATGGGCCCGTTCCATCTCGCGTACTTCTCGTGGGAGAAGCTCCGGGGGCGCGTGAGGACGATATCGCTCGACCTTTCTCAGGACCCGCGGGCAAATATCTCGATCGTATACTGTCCGAAGTCGGCCTCCCCCGTGAATCCGTTTACATCACAAACGCGGTTCGATGTAGACCGGTTGATAATGAGACGCCATCCAAATCTCAAGTCAACGCGTGTTCAGTTTATATGCGATCTGAGATGGAGATCGTCAAGCCTGATTACGTTCTGCTTCTCGGTAACGTCGCGATTCAAGCCATCCTCAACACGTCGGGGGTAATGAAGTTACGAGGCACGTCCCGTCAGCTTGCCTCCGGCGCCACTGCTTTCATCACGGTACACCCGGCAGCAGTTCTTCGCAACCCGTCACTTGAAGGTTCATTCAGGTCCGACTTAATGGACTTCGCCCGCCTTGTCAGTGGCGAAGAACGCCGACCGGAAACTGAGAGTAAGCTAATTCAAAGCTCGAAGGGGTTATCTAAGCTATGCTTACTTCTCGCGGAGGTAGACACACCGATCTCCTTCGACGTGGAGACTGGGAGCTCAGATCCAGATGAAGCAGAGGGCGGACTTCACCCTTGGTCACCACAGGGAGTCATCCACACAGTGGCATTCTCGTGGGAACCAGGTAAGGCTTATGTTGTTTCGCTCGAACATCCCGCTACCACCTGGGACATTCCTATCGAGCGAGTTTACGAAGCCCTCAACATCGCTCTGGCCGGTAAGAAGATGGTGGGTCACAATCTCAAGTTCGACCTCCAATGGATGAAGGCGAAGGGGGTGAACTTATATGGGCACTTCGACACACTCCAAGCAGCACACCTTCTGGAGGAGAATAGGCCGAAGGGACTCAAATCGCTATCTCGCACTTACCTTGGAGCTGACGAATACGAAGCGAACATATCGTTTGGAGCTGATGCAACTAAACTCGTCAAGCTGGCAATTTACAATGGGAAGGATGCAGATTACACTCTTCGCCTTTACCACATCTTCCGAGACGAACTGAAGAAACGTCCAGGGATTCAGAAGGTCTTCATGCTTCTGGTCATGCCAGCTATCAGGGCGTTCCTAGAGATAGAATCAAACGGCATCCCTGTGGACGTGAAGAGGTTGGAGCAACGGCACAGAGAAGCACTGGACACCATCGAACGGCTCGAACAGGAGCTTATGACATATGTCCCAGAAGATCTCAAGCCTCTCGCTAACTTCAGGTCGCCTGTCTTTCTTGGTACTTTGTTCTTTGATAGGCTTGGGATGCCTATTCTTGAGAGAGGTAAGAAGTCAGGCCGACCTTCTACGAACGAGTCAGTTCTCCTAAGGTTGGAGACGAAGTACCCTGTAGTCAGAAAGTTGATGGAGCTAAGGAAGTGGCAGAAGTATGAGTCAACCTATACTAGAAACTGGATTATCAGAGTTAAACGTGCTCGCAAGCCACGACTTTACACCTCTTACAATCTTGCTGGTACGGTCACTGGGCGTCTATCATCAGACATGCAACAGGTGCCACGAGATCTATTCATTCGAAGTA